AGTAACAAGCCGCCGCCTGATCGTTAGGTATGACAATACGCACTTGATCATTTTCAAACGCAGTATAAGCATCACCTTTTTCTAGGCCTTTCTTTTCTTCTGGATCTGGATATTCATCCATGACAGACACGAAGTCTGCTAAATCAGCATAGCGCATGATGTCGTTGCGTGGGCTTGGTATTTTCTTTTTGAGTTTAAGTGTGTGGAACTTAGCCAATGCTGGTTTGACTTTGCTTTCTAAGTCTTCGATACGAGCACCCCAACCGCCGTTGGCATACATCTTAGCTAGGAACACTGTGTATTCTTTATTCTTAGTGGGATCACAGGCTTCAATAGCCTGCATGACTGAAATCAGCGCATTGGTTTTTGTATTGGGATCTAGTTCTTTTTTACTATGTAAAAGATTATAAACTGAGGCGATCTCTGGGCTAGGATCTTTGAGAACTGTCTGCAAGATCTTATCACCAAAACGTTCAGCTGTGGCCTGTTGATTGTATTCTAATAGTAAAAATTCTTTAGCTCTCATAGTCTGAATACACTGTAAACAATAGGATAATCATGTTCACCAACTATACCATAGTTGATGGGATCTTTACCACCTTCGCGTTTTTTAAAATCACTCCATACTTGATCAAACACTGCTTCTGGATTGTCTTGATATTCTTTAGTATCTTGGCATTGATCCGTGAATCCTTCATAGTGAACAACGTAGTCACCTACAATATCCTTACCAACATCATCTGGAGTAAGTCCGTTTAAGAATTCTTCTACACGAGGATCTAAGCGGGCTTCACTTTCATCTAGGCTTAATTCTTGATCAAACTTTTGATTTTTGTTTTTGTAAAGTTTGTCTAAGTAACCTTTGTTGCGCACGATCTTAAATGCTAGATTTTCTGTTGAGAACTCACCACCAGCATCAAGTCCTGCTTGGCGTGCGGCTTTGATCTTATCTTGTAGTCTAGTGATATCTTCAACACTGCCTTCACGGATAGCACGATTGATCTGCGTCATCAAGTCACGGGCTTTAGCATTGACAGCATGATCATTGATCGAGGGTTTGCGATATTCTGGTATGCGTATCCAACGGGCATCTAACACGCTGTAGGTACCTTCTGATACATTCTCAGCACCAACATCTTCTACATATAATTCTACTTCATGTCCTTTGATAGTGATGTCATGCTCATCATTCCAGATCTTTTTCTTGGCCATGTAGAACGGTTCAGTGATATCACCATCTAATGCTGAATAATCTGTGACGATGTGTAAGTCAAAATCGCTGTATTGTGTATAATTATAGTTGACTAAGCTACCACGTAGGATAACATCAACTAGTTTAAAGTTGGGTATTTCTAAGTATTCGATAAATCGTTTGGCGATCTCTAATAGTTTATAGCGGACATCAACACGTAGCTCATCTCCATCCCACACATCTTGATTCAGTGTGTGATGATATGCTATGTTACCTTTGACTAGATCTTTGGCTCTCATATGTGTCTCATGTCTACGAATTGGCGGAACCAAGCACCTGTGCCTGGTAACACTAATGCATCTTCAGGAAGTGTTAATTTATCTTTTTCAAATGCTTCACGTGCATCTTTAACTAGTTCTTCATAATCAGGGCGTGATTTGATTTTCTTAACAATCGTTTCTACTGATTCTAAATCAGCTGGAGTCCCACCAATTAATTTTTCTGCGATTTCTTTAGGATTCTTACTAATGACTTCATTGCTATCACGATCTACTAGACCATTTTTATATGACCATTTCATACCCAATGCCTTGGCTATCGATGCTAACAGTATCTGGCGATGCAGGCCTTTATATGGACTACCTTCTGGCGATCCTTTAACGCTGAAACGTTGGAATTCAGGATCTCCAAACATAAAGTCTGTTTGCACATATCCATTTTCAGGATCGCCTAAGATAGGAGTACGTAAATGCACGCTATCACCTGACTTTTTAATATCAGTTGGTTTGATACCTTTTTTTAATAACTGTTGGATCAATATGTCTTTTGAAATTTTACCTGCATCAACAGCTAGATCTAAGTCACCACTTGTTTCTTTATATCCTGTTGATCCTAACATGTTATCTACTAGATTTAGCCCAGTTAATCGTTCTAGCCATTGCACGGTAGGAACGACATTCTCACGATTAATCCTGGTAGTTGCAGGATTACCTTTGGCATCTTTAAATACGTTTCCACCTTCAAATAATTGCATTATTTTACTAGTCCTGCTTTTACCAATAGATCGTCAATATTCTTATTGCCTGTTTTGCTGGTCAATGGTTGATTGCCGGCGGCTTTCTTTAGATAACTTGTAACGTTGGGATCAGGCTTGCCTGGGGTATAGGCTATCTCTTCACCAGGAACTTTACCTACTGCTGGTTGACCATAACTTGATTTGTGCAATCTAGTCGCGGCACTTAATGGAACACCAGCCCCAGCTGCTAAATTCTTACCTACGAAACCAGCGGCTTGGCCGACTCCTCTGATACCAGTAGCGATAGCTCCAGCTGCTTTACCACCGCTAGGAGGTAATTTCTTTTGTGGGTTCTGTGCCTGTTGTATAGCCTGGTCCAATGCTGATTCTTTTAAAAAGTCTGTACTTTTCATATTAATGTCCGTAGGCGTGAGCCAGTCCTTTTACTACTTTATCTAAACTATCTTCATCTGCTTGATACTTAATACCAATACCACCCTTGGCGCGCCAACGCTCGATGTTAATTCCACGATCATCGATCAAGATGTTAGGGCTACCATCACTATTAACAGCATAGTGTTCTTTTTGTCCTGTGATAATAATATTTTCAGGTTGCGGGCTGAGATATTTTTTAATCCATTCGCGTTTCCAATGTTCTGAGTTTTTATGATCACCACGCAAAGGACTACTACAAATACTGTAATGTGGTACATAACTCAATACCAGTTGTATCAGATTATTTGCGGTAGGGAATTTAGGTAATCTAACAAAGAAATCAGTACCTATCATTTTGTTTAATGTAGGATCTTGGCTAGCTGGAGGAATGCTCCTATAGTCATGCTTGCCAAACTTATCTGCTGGAACGCCTGCTAGTTTAGCATATTCATGGAAAAAGTCTGCAAGAACACCATCCATATCTAGATAGATTTTGGTGTTTTTGGTAGCTCTAATTAGTTCTTCTGATCGCATATCTAGTATTTATCGCGAATACTATTATACGCTTTTATGCTTGTCTTGTCAAATAATTGGTGCGTATGCGTTGAGGCATGAATGCATCTTTAACTGAACTAATAACTATATCGTTATCAAATTCTTTGCATGAAAATACGTCTAGATATAGGTCACCAGTACTATCGATAAAGTGTGCTACGATACTACTGGTTACTATAATTTGGACTGCGGTAAAGCCCGCTTTGTCAGGGAACTCTGCCGCAGTGTATTCAATATATGGTTCCCCGATGGGTTCCATATCGATGGCTTGGACCAAATGTTTTATGAAGTTATAGACATTTTCTCGGCTTTGTATGCTAGGCACGTGGCAAGCATGACAGTCAAGGATTAGGTGATAACCCCAAAAACTGTTGGTGTTAGTCATCTTTACCGCTACCGCCGCATTTCGCACGTTTAGCGTTAGTCAATTTACCAAAGTCTACTGGCCATTCTTTACCTGGTGCTAGTTCTTTAGCATCAGCTGGGAATTTATAAGTAACACCAGCAAGTGCTTGGATGTCCTTGATTGGCTTACGATATTTGGTTAAATCATTACCTAGATTAGGATATGGAGCAACGTGTGGGAAATACCAACCAGCTACTTCATGTGTCTTGTCGTTGATGACGATCTTGTAGAAAGCGTGTGGAACTCTAACACCTTTACCTACTGTCGTGTCTGTTGCTGCATAAACACCACCAGCATAAGCAGTCATTGGAACATTAAGTTGTAATGCCCAACCACGGAATGATGTTTCTAACAGTTTCCAAATACCACGATTCAAGCTACCAAATTGTGGGCTCATGTTGGTCATCAAGAAGCTTTCATACTCAACTTGTTGATCCCATGATTGGTCACCATCTGGAGCCATATGGCCTTTGTCATAGTTAAATCCTTGTGCGTTCTTACCAACGTAGTCAGCTGGTGTAGCACCATCTTTAACGCTAGCGTCAGCAACGAAAGCGTTTGAACGTGTAACACAACCAAGTACATGGTCAGGTGTTAGTGTCCAGCTTACATTGTTAGGGATTTTGTTAGCAGCATCATATTCAACCAAATATGCTTGACGGCAAATAGGTGTGTATGGTGTTGCTGAAGTTTCTGCGCCATAAGGAATGTGTGCTGAACACTGAGCGATTCCACCTGGAGCACGTTGCGTCCACGCTTGAGCGTTGATGCTCAATAGTAGAGTTAAAGCTAATACTAGTTTTTTCATTTGAAAGTCCTTTATATAAAAGTAAAAATATTTATACTAATTTGTCGGGTGAAATAATATTTGTGCTGAGCAACGGGTTCCAACCTGTACCAGTTTTTGTATACATTTGATTAACTGGAACCCAAGCATTGTTTTGTTTATAATAGACATTGGTGATCAAATTCCAGCTGCCAGCATTCTTGATATACATCTGTAGTTTGCGTTGGAATGTCAACACAGCATACCCATCATATCCAGCATTACCTGTCGATGGAGGAGCGAATGATAATCCAAATCCTCCTGACACCGTACCTGATCCATTTATTTTATAGTCACCTAATCCTTGACCGCCATTGCCAGGACCGCCTTGACCAGCATCATCTCCAACACCCGGACCACCTAAGCCACCAAATATACCGCCTCCACCACCACCGCCAGCAGCATAAGCATTAGATCCGTCTGTACCATAGCTTGATGTATTCAGTTGTGGATAATTTTGTGGATTTCTAGTATCCCATAATTCAGAATTACTTGGATTTAGTATTTTTGCCGCACCACCAGCTGGGTTATAACCACCACCTGGTGCATTGGTAACATACATGGTAATTGTATGTGTTCCTGCTGAAACATTGGCTGTTGCTTGATTTCCTGATCCAGTGAATCCACCAGCAGTTACCACTTGGCTGCCATCTACTTGTAAATTACCTGAATTATCAGCTGCCATGATAAATGTATAGGTGCCTGATGTAGGGAATGTTACCGTAGTTGTGTAAACATAAGTAGTAACATCGTAAACACCACCAGTCCAGATAGCATAGGTATTCATGAAATTACTCCATGCATAACTGCTCACTGGATACCAATTACTGTAGGAATTTTGTATACCACCCGGAAGTCCAGGTAATCCAATTTGGTAACCATGACCACCACCTCCACCACCACCACCCGCGGCTATGGCCATTGGTATACCATTAACAACGATAGCAGTAGCACCACCACCAGCACCTCCTCCACCTTCATGACCATCATCTGATTGAGTATTAACTGATCCGCCTTTACCACCATAGTAGCTCAGATTGATAGTGGTTCCAGCATGTGTACCGTTGACATAAAAATGTAACCAACTGTATGCCGGTCCTGATGCTTGTGTGTTGCTGTAGATCCCTGAATTATATCCGTTTTGATAAAATGTTATTTGCCCATCAGCTGATGTAAAATTACTACCAGCGGCATGTGTATGGAACACACTAAGACTGTATCCTGAATTTAGATACGCTGTAAATGATCTAGGACCAACTCCACCACTGTCAGTGATCGCTGATACATTAGCAAACACGGTAGAAACATATCCAGCTAATTGTGTTTGCACTGCGTAAAATTGCCCTGTACTACTTTGTGAATAGTAGTCATCGAATCCATTGTCAAACAATGTATAAGGTGTTGGAGGAATAGGAGCTCCAAAATTAGCACCTCCGGTATCACTGATAGCAGCCTGTCCTGCACCACCAACTTCAACTGTGATAGTGTTGCCAGAAAATATGTTTAGATTTGATTGAACATATTGTCCACCACCACCTGGAGCACCCGTATCACTGCCGGTGCCACCACCAGCACCATATAGATTAACCTGTACATTAGATAAAAATCCATCGGGCATGGTAAACTTGTATAGTCCGGGTTTATTAAATACTAATTTGTAGGTCGAAGCTGTCATTTATAAATCCTTGGCCGCATGGGCTAGTTTAGCCGCATGTTGGTGCACTGTTGTGCTGTAATCAGAACCTTTGGTTTTTCTCAAATTCTTTAAAAATTCAAAGTATCTATGTTTTTCATTCAATGGATCGTGTAATGCACGTCCTATTAATTCTCTGGCTGTGACTATGTCACCATAGTCAGCACTTTCATGGGTTACTATGTTAGTTACTGCAAAATCTTCGCTGACAGAATGCCATTGATCACGACCATTATACCATTCATCAGCGTCGCTTTGTGGACCAGTATATGGATCTTGATCTGGGCTATGGAATAGGTCAGTACCGTTGTTCCAGCTATTGTTTGGTCCAGACCATTGGTCTTCTAAAAATAATTCTTTAATCAGCATAAGAGTATTTATCAAGGTTTTAGCACTTGACAAGTTTAACATTTGAGTGTATAATACACTGTATTATTAACCATTCCGTGAGCTCAAATATGTCTAAATTCAGCGAAAAATTAACCAAAATCATCACAGATCCAATCATTGGACCTTTTGAAGGTGAAGATTTTTGGATTGATGACAATGGTACTATACAGGTAGCAGAAAATAACGTTAAGATGGCTGCTACAATCATGCGTAAAACCAACGCAAGTGGAAAGTTCAAACAAAGATTAGTCAAGATCGGACACAGTGGAGACAGCATTTTATTAGGTTTTGACAATCTAACAGAAGTAAAGCCAATTTACACAGCTAAAATCGGATTCAAAGGTGACATGCTGGCAGAAGTCAAAGAAGATGCTGATGGTAAATTTTGCCTGTATATCAATGGTAAACGTGGTGCTAGGATGTTCAGCAAGTTATCAGCAGTGAAAACAGCATTGAAGAAATTAGATCGAGAAATGCAGTCAGCTGGTCAAGAACCAGAAGATCTAGACGACTAGTTATTTCTTATTGACTATAGCAGTTAATAGCTTGGCTTTAGCTGGATCTTGGGCGGCTTTACCAAGTATGTTTTGAATCAATGGCTGTAGAGTCTTAGCATCTGTAGCATCAATCGGCTTACCTTGCATGGCATGATTTAATGCTTGTACAGTCTTTTCAGGTGAACCAGTTTTAGCATTCACAGCGGTAGTTAATGTGTTAGTTGCTAGAGCTGTCTGTTGAGCTTGCTTTTGAGCTTTAGCGATAGCACCTGGATCTGTGCTGATGCTAGTTAAACTAAGTGCGGTATTAGCAGTTTGCCCAGGAGTATTAGATGATTGGCCTGGTGCTGGTTGACCAAATGTTGCTCCACCATCTTCATCTACTGCTTTTTTTTTATCTAATGCGTTTAATTTCTTTTGTAGTTCGGCACGTTCTTGTGGAGTTGGTACACGGAAATTTTTAGCACGTTCAATATCTTTTAATTTATTAGCAATGATCTTGTGACCACGACTTTCGTCTGTTGTTGCTTTTTCAACAGGTTTGTATTTGAAATCTGAGGCATAAGGTGTATTTTTGTAGGCTTTTTTAGCTGCAGATAGGCTTGGAAATTTCTTATGATAGGTCTTTAGATGTTGACCTTCATCATCACTGAGCGTGACTATCCAGCGTGCTTCAACTGGACCATAATAACTTTCATCTACTTGTTTAGACATTTTCTTTTTAATGTCTGCTACTTTCTTTTGGAATGCCTTGCACTTTTCATCATCACCAGCTTTGTTG